ACCGTTCCAAGATTGATGTGCTTCTGCATCTCTTTCTATATCTCGTATCAGTTTTTCATAATCTATCTCTTGTTGTTCTTCTTTAGGTTCTTGTTGTTCTTCTTTTGTATCAGCAGATAGATTGATCGCTTGACTTCCTCCCATGGCTAAAGCCTAGGGATTCCCTTTCTCACGATCAGGAGCTTCCTTTAATCCTCCACCAACCCAACTTAACTTATCGGGATTACTTTCGTTTTGTGATGGTATCAGTTTCCAAGGCTATGGGTTTTCCAAAACCCTTCCCGTATGCCCTACGGTACTTTTGAAAAAACATATTTTAACATAGGAGCTAATTGATGAGAATACGAAACAAAATTTTAAAAGACGCTAGCATCCCAAGGCTAAAGCCAAGGGTTTTCTCGCTTTCTTGTCATAAATTTAAAAATATACATTTCATCTTAATCCTCCTTTTCTTTTTTAAAAATATCATCGTAATTTAGATTTTCATACCTAGCTAAGAAATCAGCAATAGATATTTCCATAATGAAATTTAAAGATTTTCCTTGCTTTGCAGCTAGTATCTTTAATCTCTTATGTTTGCTTGGGTGTATTCTGACTTTTATTTCTTTTCTTTCCATATGGGGACAATGTACCACTTTTGTATTTAATTTAAAATATTAAAATGATAAATAATAAAAAAAAGATTATAATGAACTGAACAGCCCAGAACCATATATATTAGGGCATTTCAAACACGCGAGGACTAAATGACTAAAAAAATTTACAAAGCCTATTGCACGGAATTACCTTTTATAGATGTTCCTCCAATAGCAAAAATCTATCCAAGAGCCCCAACAGTTGACGATAAAAACTTTTCTATAGGATATCCCTGGGTTTATAAACCAACAGCAGATACAACCGACTATTATATATTTGGAGGACTTGATTCCTCAGACAATGCTATCTGGGTTGATGCGGCAGCACCAGCTGGAAGTACAACAGTAGCAGGTATTGTTAGACTAGCAACAGTTCCTGAAACATTAGCAGGTATTGCAACTGATATAGCAAGCGCTCCAGCCGGACTTGCAGCTGTAGCTATTGCCGGAGCTCCAAATTGGTCTGAAACAGTTTCTGGAATTGGTAAATTAAGTAATTCAGTAATTGCTATTATAGGTTCAGATGACACAACCGCAATGACACCTCTAAAAGTAGCAGAAGTTTTTGCAACACCACATTCAATAGGTTCTGCAACACCAGCAGCAGGTGCTTTTACAACTTTATCAGCTAGTGGACTAGCAAGCTTAAATGCTTCTGCAACTATCGTAACAGGTGCAGTTGCTTTAAATTTAGGTGCTGATGCTTCAACCGGAGCAATCAATCTAGGTACTGGAGCCGGAGCTAGGACAATAACTTTTGGTAATATCAGTGGAGCAACGACAGTAAACGTAAATACCGGAACTGGCGGATTTAACGTAGCAACAACAGGTACTGGAGATGTAGTATTTAATCCTGGAGATAAGTTCGTAGTAGATGCAGCTGGAACAATAGATCTAAATTCAAGTGCAGCCGTAATTAATATTGGAAATGATGATGTAGACCAAAATATAAATATTGGAACAGATGGCGTTAGAACTCTTACATTGGGTAGTGCTAATGGAGCAGCCGGTGTTGTAATAGTTGGTGGAACAGGTGGGATAACAATTGGAAATAACGCAATTGCCCATAACATAACTATTGGTAATGATACCGGAGCTACAGCTTTAGCTTTAGTAGCAGGAACTGGAAACTTTACATTAAATGGAGTTGCTGGAACAACTTATAGAATAGGAGCTTCAACCACTACAGGAACAATTTCTATTGGTGGAACAGCACAAACAGGAGCGATCACTCTAGGTAGTAGCTCTGGAATAAATATTGTAAATCTTGGTACTGGAAGCGGAGCTACAACTGTTAATATAGCAACAGGAGTTACAGCAGCTAAAGCTGTAAATATAGGTACCGGGGCAATTGCTAATGTTATCAAAATAGGTTCTGTAAGTGGTGCTTCAAGTCTTGATTTATTAGCCGGAACTGGAAACTTTTCAATTAATGGAGCTGCAACTACAAATATGGTAGTTGGTGCTTCTTTAACCACTGGTGTTATAACTATCGGTGGAACAGCACAAACAGGAACTATTACTCTTGGAGATTCTTCTGGAATTAATATAGTAGAGATAGGTGCTGGTGAGGGAGCTACTACAGTAAATATTGCTGGTGGGGCAACAGCAGCTAAGGTTGTTAATATAGCTACCGGAGCAGTTGCTAATTTAGTAACAATCGGTTCAGCTAGTGGAGCAGCAGCTTTAACCTTATTAGCCGGAACTGGAAACTTCTCATTAGATGGAGCGGCTACTACAAATTATACATTTGCACCAACAACAACTTCTGGAACAATTAATATTGGTGGGACTGGGGCTAATACAGGTACTATGACCATTGCAGGTGGTACTGGAGCTCAAACAATAGATATTGCAGCTTCAACTGGAATTAAAACAATTAATTTTGGTACAGGTGCCGCAGCAAATATTGTAACAATTGGTACTGAGAATACTACAGCAGCTCTAAATTTGAAAGCTGGAAGTGGTGGAGTTAATGTTTATGGTGACTTAGCTCTAACTAACGTAGCAACTAAGATTACTATGAACGGTGGAGCAGAAACTGACTTTATAGGTCAAGCTACTTTAGTTCTAGGAACAGTAACAATAGCTAATACTAATATAGCAGCTACAGACAGAATTTTCTTGCAAAGACGTGGAGCAAATGCCTCTACAGCTTTAGGTGAACTAAATGTTTCAGCAATTACAGCAGGTGCTTCTTTTGTAATAACATCTCAAGATTTAGTAACTCCTGGAAATACAGAAACAGGCGATCTATCAACAGTTGATTATTTTATTGTAAGACAAAGCTAAATTTTTAAAAAGATTGAGCCATTTTTAACCGGATGGCTCATGAATTAAAACGAGGGATTGACAGCTCCCACGACTAAAGCCGATGGGATTCCTAATTCACAGAGAATAGCCAGAAGAAACAGCTTGGTTATCGCAAAAATCCTCATAGAGGACTTTTACGGATT